AGAAAATCCCGCCGTTGCCATCGTTGACCAGCACGCCGCCTTCCACATCGATCACGAGGGTCTGCGCGCCGGTGAGGTTTGGCACATTGGCCGCGCGCACCGAGGCCACCACGTCATACGAGCGCACCGCGTTCGCCACCAGGTCCGCGCCGAAGCCGGTGAGCGGGTTGTCCAGGCTCAACAAGATCCCGACGGGATCGTTGATGCCGTAGAGGTTGTCCATGCACACCCCGCCCGCGAGGAGGTTCCCCACCGCGTCCGTGACCACGAGCTTGTGCGGCGTGTTCGAGGGCACCCAGATCGAGACGGGGCTGTTGCCGGCCGAAGCCAAGCGCCCGGCGGAATTGAGCTGGATCGGGTTCGCGTTCTGGGTGGTGCCGGTGGAGTCCGTATAGGTCGGCTGCAGCGTCGAGACCGAGCCGCCGACGTAGATGTACACGAGGCCCCCGACCAGCGGGACCCCTAAGTTCGTGAGCTGCTGCAGGAGCATGCCGACGGGGGAGAGGTAAAACACGGTGCTAGCCATAGTGGAACTCCGTTGCGAAGCCGTGCTTCTGCAGCTCGGGCACTTCCGTCTCGAGTTTTTCGCCGATGTCGTCCCGCCAGCCCAAGTCCGGCACGTGCACCTGCTCGACCGCTTTGTACGCCCGCTCGCAGGCCTGGCGGATGCTCTTGCCGGTACCGGTGACCACCGCGACGTAATCCCCGCACGTGGCCCAGATCTTCTTCTCGGTGACCTCCTCGCCCTTCATCGCGGGGAGCTTTGCCATCTTGACCGACTGGGGGTGCACGAACTTGCGCGCCGGCGTCTCGACGGTGACCGGAATGTCCACGAGCTCCTCCGCGTTCTCCTTGTGCTCGAGCTGCAGCACCACGCCCGCGGCGGTCGCGTAATCGACCTCGAGCGTGTCCTCGCCCTCCACCGCGTTCATCATCCACTCCACGGGGTCGCCCTTGTGGGTCGCCCACATGATGTTCGCCGCGGGCCAGCCCCAGCGCATCGTGAACTCCAAGGGCCAGGGGGTGCCCGCCTCATCGATGATGCAGTTCACGTCGATGTCGCCCAGGTGCCCGAGCTTCAACAGCTGCTCCTCGAGGGGCGCCAGCACCGCCTCGCCGAGCTTCGAGGCCTTCACGTATTTCATCACCGTGCCGGCCTCGCCGCAGTTCGGGCCGCAATTGCCGGAGAGCTGCTTTTTGAACTCGAAGTTCTCGTTGTAGTCGCCGATGAAGCCCCCCGAGCCCATCCAGCGCGACACGCCGAACTCCAAGCCCTCGATAAAAGTCTGCAGCATCACGGGCCCTTTGGGGTTTAGCCCCAAGCGGGCCCAACGCTGCAGTCGGGCCACCAGGTCGGCGGCAGACTTGCCGACATAGGACAGGGATTTATCCTCCTCGGACCCTAAAGTTTTGAACACATAGCGGGCGGGCTTCTTGCGCACGTGCGCCTCGGCCTCGGATAACGACTTGAAGGTCTCGAAGGGCGGAACCTTGATGCCGGCGCGCTCGAAGGCGGCCATGCCGGCGGCGCGGTCGATCTCGAGGCGCGCGGACTTCACCGTGGGAGCGAACACCGCCACGCCGCGCTTGCGGATCGCGTCGAGCTTCGGCAAGTACTCATCGTTCCCGGTCATCACCACGAGGTCGGCCCAGGAGCTCGCGGAGGCCACCCAGTTCTTGGTGCGCTCGAGCCCCTTGAACCCCTCGCCGATCTGCTGATTGTTCTCCGGGCGCAGGAAATAGCGGACGCGGTGTCCCGCTTTGAGACATGCCAGGGCAAAGGGCAGGCCACACCCGGCGTCTTCCATTTCCAGGAGCAGCACATTCACTGGGCACCGTAGGTGGGTGTGGTCTGCTGGCGCTGGATCGCCTCGTCGCGCTTGGCCTTGGCCTTCGCCCCGGCGCGCTCCGCTGCGCTGGTCGCGGTCTCGCCGGCGCGGTGCACGATCCGCGGGTTCTCGGCCGCTTTTATCATGGCCCCCACGCCGTGCACCACCGGGCCACCGCCGACCGCTTTTGCCACCTTGCCGAGGCCGGAATCGTCCATCCAGTTCAGGATCTTCTGCATGGTGTTGGAGCCGACGTTGCGCACCGTGGGCTCGGTCTTGGTGATCTGCGCCGCCTCGCGGATCTTCAAGAGCTCGTTGGTCGCCCGCCGGCCGATGATCACGTTCAGCTTCTCGACGCCGCCGTCCACCGTGCCCCCGCCCATGCTCTTGATCCAGTTGTTGATGGCCTCCGCGGTGATGTTGGTCTCGCCGGCGACGTTGGTGGACACGCCCTTGGTGATCTCGCGCAGCATGTCCTGGCCGGTCTCCGCCCTGAGCTCGCGCAGCGCTTTTTTGCCTGCTGTCCGTGCTTCGGCGTCTCCTGACAGCAATGAACGCTTGAGCTGGCGGATCTCCTCGAGCTTGCCGTTCTTCACCGAGGCCTTCCACACGTCCTCGAGGGCGGTGCGCGGGTCGGTGCCGAACTGCCCGCCCTTGGTCTCGACCAGGCGCGCGATCGCTCCCTGGTTGGCGAACTCCGAGCGCTCGGCCTTGTGCGCCTCGCGCGCCGCCTTCCACGCCTTGGCGGAGTCCGGCAGCTTCTCGAAGGTGGCGTCGATCGCGGCCATGACCTCCTTCGCGTAGTGCGCAGAATCCCCGGTGCCCCCGGCCATCTTGCCCGCCTTCTTCCGGAGGTCATCGAGCTCGGTGAGCTTGATCGGCCGGCGCTCCACCGTGGGCTTGCCCTCGGCGTCGATGCCCTCGCTCTCGATGCCCGCTTTTTTAAGCCACCCGTTCAGCCAGGAGAGGTGCTGGATCTGCGGGTTCAGGACCTCGGGCGAGCCGCGCACGAAGTCGTACATGGCATCGGGGGCGACCGTGGCCTCGGGATCGGTGTTGCGCGCCTTCTCGTAGGCCTGGCGGGTCGCGGCTTTCGCCTTCGCCTGTTTGATCGTGAGCGCGCCCTCCTTGCCCGACACCGCGGCGCCCACCTGCTCGCGGCTGGTGGCGGTCGCGCGGGTGGCGCCCTGGCCCCTCAGTCGGTCGATGAGTGTTTCGACGTTCGCACGTAAGTCTCTGTTTGCCTTAACATCAGTGTCAACGATGGATCGTCCGGATGGGGTAGCAGCAGCTCCTTGCTCACGCAATAACTGGACGTTGTCTCGGTTGAGCTTGCCCGCGGTGGTGGCGATGGGGTGGCGCAGGCTCTCGAGGGTGGCCTGGCGCTTGACCGCCTCGGGGTTGAGCTTTTCGAGATTGCCCGCCGTTGCCGCCACCGTTTCCAGCTTTCGCTTCGTAGCATCTGCCAGAGCATCCCAGCTAAGGCCAAGCCGATCACGTACATAGGTTTCGGCCCTCGCGCGGGGGGTGGGAGTGGGACCCGGTGGGAGGGAGCGCCCCTCAAGCTCGGTGTGGGGCGTTCCACGTGGAACTGTCGGGGCCACCTCGAGGGGGGCCGCCGGCGCCGGTGCGACCGCCGCAGGAGCCCCAGGAGCGGCGCGCGGCGCGGTCGGCTCAAGTGTCAGGGGAGCCGGGGCCGGCGCAGCGGGCGCCACCGGCGGAGCTGCGGCGGGGGTTTCCGGGGCCACCCGCGGCGCGACCTCCGGGGCCTTGCCGATGCCCTTCGGCAGTTTGACGAGCTCGCTGCCGAGCACCATGGGGGCGGCGTTCTCGGTGGTCTTGACCGCGGAGCCCACCCCGGCGGCCAGCTGCTCCTTGTGGCGATCGATGAAGTCCACCACCTCTTTCGGCGCGTTGTGCTCGGTTGCATAGCGTTGCGCAGCGTCACCGCCCTGGCGTACCGCGTCGTGCCACAGCTGCCCCTGTTTATCCGTCCAGTCCTCGAACTTCTGCAGCCCTTTCGCCACATCGGCCATCACCGCCTTACCGCGGTCGGTCTTCGGCTGCCAGGTGAGCGCCGCCGCGAGCTCGTCGCCGGCCTGGTTGGCATCGCCGATCTCATGACCGAGGGCGTGCGCGATCGCCTGGTTCGCATAGCCGCCCGCCTTGACGAGGCCGCCGGCGAGAGAGCCCACCCCACCCGTGACCACCGAGGCGGCGATATCGGCGTGTTCGAGGGCGTTGGAGGAGCGGTACGGCTCGGCGGGCTTCGGCGCGGCCGGTGCGCCCCTCGAGGCGATCACCTTCTTGACGGTGGCCTGCACCACGGACGGATCCGTGCCGTCCGGGAACTCGAGCGTGCCCACCCCCTCCACTTGCGCATGGACACTCATTGCACCGGGTTGCCCTGGGCGTCGAACTTCATCACCACGCCGGCGCCAGGCGCGGCCGCGGGGGCCGCGGGTGGTGCACCGGGCAGCGGCGCCGCACCGCCGGCCGGGGGCGCTCCGCGGCCCGGGGTGGGCTGCAAGGTGCCGGGGCCGGCCACGGGCGCCGCGGTCGGGGCGAGGCCGGACATGAAGGCGTCGTGCAGGCGGGCCTTCGCCGAGGCCGGCGCCGCGAGGGAGGCCTCGGTCTCTTGCTGGAAGCGATCGAGCACCGCATCGTAGGTGGCCTTGTCCTGGGCCTGGTTCAGGAGCTCGTAGCCGTGCTCCTTGTCCGACACCGTAGCGACGCCCTTCGGATTGATGGCCCGCGCCCAGGTGTTGACCACGGCGGTGGTGGCGGCCTTCAAGCTCGCGAGCTTCGGGTCCTGGACCTGCTTCTCGCTCCACTGCTCGATCTTGTTCCACCCGAGGGCGTGCGCTCGAGACACCGCGGTGTCGTCCGAGGCGCCGCGGGCGTTGGCGATCATCTGCTGCGCCTCGCTCGAGGCCATCTCGACGTTCGCCTGCTGGGTGCCGAGGGCGCGCTGCTCGGACACGAAGCCCGTGTACTCGGCCAGGCGCGCGGCGAGATCGGCGGGCTTCATCCCTTGCGCTTTCGCCTCATTGGCGATCGCGTGGCGGACCATGATGATGTTCTGCGGCCCCTGCGCGCCGCGCCCCAGGCCCACCATCACCGATTTGTCGCCGGCGATGTACTGCTCGGCGAGCCAGGAGGCGTCCTCCTCGGTGAACTTGCCGCCCTCGGCCAGCTTAATCTTGGCGGCCGCGGCCCGCTCCTGGTCCGAAATGCGCCGATCTCCCTGATCCAGGCGCCGATCGGCCTGGTCGCCGCGCCGGCCGCCCGAGGCGATGGCCGCGTCGGTGGCCTTTTCCTTGCGCAGCTCGTCGCGCTCTTTGAGCTTGGTGGCGATCTCCTGGCGGGCGGTCGCGCTCTTGTTGACCATTGAGTCCACCCACGCGGCGGAATAACCCTGGCCGAGCCCCGAGGCGAGGAGCTGCTTGTCCTGGGCGTTGATGAGCGGCTGGCCGTTCGGCAGGGTCTGCGCGCTCACCCGCTGCACCCACTCGATCACGTCCTTCTGCATCGCGTCGTGCGTCGCCTGCTCGAGCTGCTGCGGCGTCGCCTTCGGGTTCTTGGCCTGGAAGTCCTGGATGATCTGGTCGTGCTTCGACTTCAATTGCATCAGGTCCGTGCCCAGGATCTCGTTCTTGGCCTTGTAGTAGTCGAGCTGGTCCATCTGCTCGCCGGCCTTGTCCTTGCGCTGCGCGGAGAAGTCGCGCGCGAGCTCCATCCCGAGCTTCGGGCTACGCTTGGTGATCTCCGAGACCGCGGCGTTCTGGTCCTCGAGCTTGGAGAGGTCCTTGCCCTGCAGGATCTGCTTCGCGTAGGTCATGTCGCTCTGCGACTGCTGCGCCTCGTTGACCTTGATCTTGTTCAGCTTGTTCTGGTCGTAGAGGTCCGCCAGGGTCAACGCCTTTTGCTGCGCCCCCACCGGGTCGGGGGTGTTCGAGCCGATGTCGGCGATTACGGAAGCGTCAAAGCCTGCCATGCACGTTCTCCTTCAAGGCGGCGCTCCAGCATCCGGCGCGGAGCCGGTGATGTTGCCCGAGGCGTCGTAGGTCAAGGACGAGCCCGCCGGCGCGGTGGGCGTCGAGCCCCCGAGGTTGTACGGGTTGCCGCCGCCCGCCGGGTTGTTCAGGCCCTGCAGGGTGTTGTAGGTCAGGTAGTTGTTGATCGCCCCCGAGCCCGCGCGCGTGATGCCGGCGATCTCGTTGGTCTGGATCGCCGCCATGTTGTTGCCCTGGTTGATGGCGATGTTCGAGAGGTTCCCCGCGGCCGCGCCGATGTTGGCCGACTGCCCGGCCGCGGCGGCCTGGCCCACGCCCTCCTGGGTCAGCGCGTTGTTGATCGCCTGCTGGTAGGTCGAGTCCCCGAGCTGCGCGCCGAACTGCTCCACGCCCTGCAGCTGATTGCCGGAGAGGTTCATCCCCGAGGCGCCGGCGGCGCGCTTCGCCGCCTCGATGCCGGTGTTGTAGGTCGCCCCGTAGCCCGGCGTGGACTCGAGGGTCTGCTGGATCTGCGCCGGGGAGCCCGTGGTGAGGGCGTTGTAGCTCGCGATCCCCTTCTTGCCCTGGTCCATGTAGGGCTGGGCGTTCGTCTGCTGCTGGTTCAACGCCGCGTACTGGAAACCCGCGGCGGTGTTGGCCGCGTTCTCGGTGGCGCTCGCCGCCTTATTCGCCGCCATGTTCGAGCCGACGGCGCCGATGACGCCCCCGACCACCACCGCGCCTGCTACCCATCCGCTCATGACAATTGCTCCCAGCGCGCCCGGGGCGTGCGTCGGTAGTCGATCGTGATCTCTTCCCCATCGGTGGCGCCGGTCATGCCCTGGATGTCCCGCAAGGCCACCAGCCACGCCACGCCTTTGGGATCGTAGTGAAAGGCGGCGTTCGGCACCCGTGCATGGTTCGTGTAGCGCCCCGCCGGCGTGCGGCACTGGCCCCAGGTCCCCGGTGCGATGAACTCGCCGGCCGGAATGTCCGCGGTCGCAATCAGGCCGCGGCCCTCAATCAGCGATCGCCCCACTTTCACCTTGTAGGCGCCGTAGGGAAACGGACAGCAGTCCTCGGTCTTCTCACTCGCGCGGCGCACCGCCTTGGGATCCGCGCCCTGCTCCTCGAGCACGCGCGCGAAGTCCCCGTCGTCCTCGAGCATGGGGCGCGTGTCGGGCGGCGCCTCGTCCGCGAAGATCAGCCGCTCGAGCGCTTCGACGTCGGTCTCCTCGGTTGCGAAGGTGTTGACGAAGGTGATGTCCTCCTCGATGCGCGCGACCTTGCGCCCCGGCGGCGCGGTCCACTCGGCCACCGCGGTCATCTCGGTCTGGGAGCCATCGCCGTTGAAGAACACCAGGCGCCCGCGCACCAGAATGCAGCCGTGCTCGGCGCGGTGCTCGCGCCCGACGATCAGGATCCCGGCCGCCACCACGAGCTCGCGCATGTACACGCCCTCGCCGTAGATGTGGCGCACGTTCACCCGCGGCTGGGGGAGCTCCAAGAGTTTGCCAATGAGCGCGTCGACGCTGCGCGTCTTGACCTGGTTCGCCACCACCGCATCGACGAGATCTGTGCTGCTCATACCACCCCCCCTGCGCCGTTCACCCACACCGTCGGGTTCAAGCTCTTCACCGTCACTTTGTACCCGAGCGTGGAATCGAAATAGTCCTGCCCCACGAAGAGCCCCATGGTCGGGCGGTTCGCCGTGGTGCCGTTGTTTCCTAAAGGCTTCACCAGGTTGAACACCTGCGAGAGCCAGGCCTGCCACATCGGCGTGAGCATCCCGTCCACCGATTGTTGGCGGCCGTTCACGGTGAGCGTGACCTTGGCGATCGGCGCCGCGTTCGGGATGCCGCCTAAGAGATTCGGCGTGGGGGCGGCCATCAGTTGGTCTCCGGGCGCCCTTTGCGCTTGATGGCCCCGTCGGTGATCACGAACTTCACCGGCTCGGTCATGCGGATGCGCCAGGTGAACACCCGGGCCTGGCCGAAGCGCCGCGCGTTCACCCGCGCCATGTACGCCCCTCGAGCGCCCAAGGGGATGAGCCGCGCCTGCAACCAGGTGCGCCCGTTGTCCTTGCTGCACTCGATCGAGACCACCGGCTTCTGGCCGGCCACGGGGTTCAACTGATCGCCGGTGGAGACGCCCACGCCCGTTTCCATGTCGAGGTAGAGCTGCGGCACGCGGAAGCGATTGAAGCCGCGGATGTGGTGCTTGGTGATGACCTCGCGCAGCACCACGCCGCCGTTGTCGGTGTAGGTCTGATCGTCCATCCGGTAGACGTTGCCGTTCGCCCAGTCGGTGATGATCGTGTCGCCGTTGTAGTAGCTCGAGAGGTTGCCCTGGTGGCGCTCGTAAGTCGTGACCGAGAGGCCCGTCTGCACCTCGCTCGGGATGTTGGTCGAGAGATCGAACAGGAAGGAGCGGCTCATGGTCGGGAAGGTCAACTGCGCGAAGGGGTGCTTATCGCGCTGGTAGGAGAGCATCGTGGCGTCCGCGTACACGAAGCCCGCCTGGTTGATGATCCAGTCGATCTCCTCGGAAATCGGCGTGACGTTGAAGCCGTCGATCCGGTACACGCGGCGCGTGCCCGCCTCGGTCTCGCCCAGGAACACGAGGGTGTTGTCGATGTGCGTGCGCGCGAAGATCGCCGGCAGGCCGATCTTCAAGGGCGAGGACTGGATCAACTGGAAGGGCTGGCCGGGGGGCGGTGCGCCGACGTTTTGCCAGAACTCCAAGTGCTGCTGCGAGAAGTTGATGAGATTCCCGGCGAGGGAGTCCACCGCCTCGAGGAAGTCAGGATAGGCCGCGGCCGCGCCGGTCGAGAGCCCGTTGCCCGTGGTCGCATCGTTGATGTTGGACACGCCGAAGTTCGGGCCGCCCGGCTGATCGCACACGAAATAGCCCGCCACATTGGTGACGGTTTGCGCACCGGCGACGAACCAGGTGTTGGGCAGCGCCGTGAAGGTCCCCAGGAGCGGCTGGTACACCCACCCGCCCACGCCGTCCACGATGACGATCTGCGAGGCGTTGGGGCTCGCGGCCATGGAGAGAAGCCCGCCCAGGGTGTTGATCGTGCCCAAGACCGTGAACACCGCCACGCCACCCGGGACCGCCGGCGGGGTCAACATCCCGAACTGGTTGTAGATCACCCCGTAGAGCTGCGCCTCGTTCACCGAGAGCACGCCGCGGATCGGCAGGCTCCCGGTGGTGAACATCAGCACCAGGCCCGGCGTGCCGTAGACCACCACCTTCGCCTTGTCGCCGTCGGCGCGGTTCTCGTAGTAGCAGTTCACGCGCCGCTGGCGGGTCACCACCGCGGACTTGCCGAACACACCAGAGCCGAAGAGGGGGACGGGCTGCATCAGTCCATGTCATCGTTTTCGGGTTGAAAGTACGCGGCCGTGGTCTCGGGGTTCCCCTCGCGCGCGTTGGTGGTCGCGAGGCCAAAGGCGAGCTGCTTGTCCTGGGTCCAATCGCAATCGAACATCGAGCAGATCCCGAGGGTGAGCATCCACGAGAGGTGCCAGAACCACTCCTGCGGGAACTCGGGCGCATCCCCGGGGTTGTTGAAGTCCATCGACTCGCGCAAGAACACCGCGTGGATGTGCTTGGTCACGTCCTGGGCGCCGGCGCAGTCGATGTAGAAGTGCCCGTTGTTCTGCAGCATCCGCGCTTCGTAGTACCAGGCGGTGGGGTCCGCGACGTTGGTCGGCATCGTCTTGGTGGGCAGCGCCTCGTATTGCTCGAGCACCATCTCAGTCAACGGCGTGTCGGTGTAGGTGGTGTCGCGCAGGAGCGCGGTCAAGACCTTCATCGGCCGCTGCGCGCGCGTCGTGTAGTTCCACACGAAGCCGCCCGAGCTCGCGGCGGCGCCGGCGGGCAGCGGGGCCGCCATGGTGATGACGCCCGTCGCGAGGTTCACCGCGGCGATCGTGGACCAGAAGATGTCCGAGTTGCCCGCCGCGGTGGTGTATTGCACGCCCACGAAGTCGTTGATGTTGGTCGCCACCGGCGCGGCGATCGGCCCCACGCTCAAGAGCAGGGAGCCGGCGACCACGGGCGCGACCAGCTGGTCCTGGTTGAAGAGGTACGGATCCTTCAATCCCGTGACGCCGCCCGCCCACTGATCGCCGTTGACGTTGCCCGCGAGGTTGTACAGGTACTGCGAGTACGACAGGAAGAGCTCGCCCCGGTAGCGCTGCCACATCTTGAAGCCGGGCGCGCGGTCCAACTGCCCGGCCAGCTGCTTGACGATCATGTTCAAAACCCGGGCGCAGTCGGTGATCTCCTGCGCGGTCGGAATCTCCGAGGGCTCGAGCAGGGCGTGGTTGAGCATCGCCTGGCGGATGATGTCATCGCGCGCCACCGAGAAGGCGAAGGACCCCGAGGTGGTGAACTGCAGGGAGAGGGCCGAGTTTTGCAGGAGGACGTCGGTCATGGCGCTAGAGCTCGATCACGCTCTTCTCCTCGTCCTGGGCCTGCTCCTCGAGCACATCCACTGGCGCCTGCAGGTGCGCGGGCAAGGTGTTGCGCACCTTCATCAGCTCCGCGCGGGTCATCTTCACCACGCCCGGCGCGGGTTTGCCGTCGCGCGTGGCATACTCCTCGAGGCGCCACTGCACCACGTGCCAGATGACCTTGTAGGCGTCCTGCGCGCCGATGTCCCACTGGCACTGCGACACGCCAGCGCCGGCGCGCTTGCCGCCGATCTTCTTGTAGAGATCATCGGTCAAGGGGTCCGCCGGCGCTTCGGTGCAGCGGTCCCAGCCGTAGTGCATCTGGTGACACGCCGGCGCCTCATCATTCCCGCGGCCCTTGCACACCGTGCCGACCGAGGCTAAGGAGTGCGTGGCCTTCCAATGCTTGGTGAGGTTCTCCTGGGTCGAGTGGGAGAGGAACACCACCTTCGGCATATCCTCCATGGCCATCGCGTTCATCACGCCCGTCTCGGGCCCGATCACCACGTCCGCGAGCTGCGCGAGCGCGAGCGTGTTGCGGATCTCGTACTTGCCGGAGCGGCAGTGCACGCGCGGGGTGAGCTCCCAGCCCTTCTCGAGGATCACGCCGTCCTCCCCGCCCACGAACACCACCGAGACCTCGGGGAAGTCGATCAGGAGCCCGGACACCGCGTTGTCGAGCCAGGGCCAGATCTTGTGCACCGACGAGCCGGTCAAGGACCAGAGCACCACGAACTCGCCGAACGCCTTCTTCTCGAGCGCCGCCCACTTGCGCTCCGCCGGCGTCGGGTAGAAGCGCATGCGGTGCGGCGTGTCGGTGGGGAGGCCCGCGATCAGGTGCTGGCGCTCGACGTAGTTCCAGTCGAGCATTTCATGGCGCGCGCGCGGGTTGTAGGTATCGACCGGCCGGTTGGTCATCGCGAGGAGGCCGCCCTCGACCGACTCGGAGAGATTCACCCACGTGTCGAACTTCGCCTTGTGGTACGCCCAGAAGGAGGGCAGCGCCTGGTCCGGGACCTGGCCGCGGCCCTGGATGTAGAACTCGTCCACGTTCGGGTCGGTCTTGATGACCTCGTAGCCGTTGCCCTCGGCGCAGTAGAGCGTGACGTGGTAGCCCTGCTCCTTCAAGCCCGCGATTACCGAGGCGGCCTGCATCGCATCGCCGATCGCCCCGTAGCGCACCAGGCCCGCGGTCTTGCCGACGGGCCGCGGCCGGTCGTGGTGCCAGAACTTCGGCGTCTCCTTGACCTTTTGGAACACGAAGAACAGCGAGTACTCGGTGCCCGCGTTGCGCTTTTGGAAGTCCATCAGATCGAACGGCACCTTGGCCGCGTGCAGGAGCTGCATCACCCCGTTGTAGCTCACGTTCCACTTGTGGTCCGGGTTCGCGCCCTCCTCCCCGACCTTCGGGTACTCCTCCTCGTCGGGCACGTAGAGCACCATGAAGCCCCCGACCTTGACCACCCGCCACCACTCGCGGATGACCTTCACGAGCTTGTCCTCCTCGATGTGCTCGAGCAGGTGGGAAGAGAACACGAAGTCCATCTGCGCGTCGGCCAGCACGCCCAAGTCGGCGGCGTGGGTGACGTACAGGTCCGGCCGCGGCATCTGGTGGCCGAAGATCACCGCGTCGATGTTGTTGTCCACCGTGATGAAGTGCGGGAAGGTGCGGTACATCCCCGCGCCGATGTCGAGCCCACGGCCACGGGTCCACTTGACGATCTCCCACGAGATCTTCCCCGCCTCGTTGCCTTGCGGGTCGGTTATTTTCCAGGTCATTGATATCCCCTTCGATTGACACATGCGCAGACGCCCGCGTCGAGGCGGGCGTCCGTTCTAACAAGCCCTGCAGGGCTACTTCGGTTTTTGAGCTCCACGGGCCGGAGCCTCCGTGGCTTTCGCCGTGGCGCCAAGCTCGGGCTTGTACGTGGACTCCGGAGCACCCGGGGCCTCGGCCGCCGGCGCCGCCTTGCCCTCGAGCTGCTTCATCAGGCGCTCGAGCAGATCCTGCGTGCGCTTGTTCGAGTCCTCGAGGTCGCGGATCCGGGCGTTGAGCGCGCTGTTCTCCTCGATGAGCTCGTCCGCGGAGGGCGGCATCGGCACGCCGAACTGGTAGCCGATCGGCGCGTGGTCGCCCTTGTAGTGGACCTCGCGCCCCTCGTATTCCTGGATGTACTTGGTCTCGAAATACCCGTCGGCGTAGACCACGCCGTGCGGTTTCGAGGGATTGAAGAGCCGCACCCCATCGTCGGTGAAGCGGTCGCGTTCGATTTTAAGTTTCTTCGCTGCTGCTGCCATGTCGGATCCCCTTCTGCGTTAGTCCCACGCCACATTGATCTGCCCAGGCGTCCCGGTGGTGATGCAGACCAGCGCCCCCGAGTAGCGTACACCGACTCCTGAGACGCCGGCGGAGCGGCTGGTGCCGGCGGTGTCGGTGCCGTTCATCAGCGTGTTGGTGACGGTGGCCGTGTTGGTCCCCAGGCCCGTGGGCGCGATCATGTCCACGAGGGTGTAGGCGAAGCCCGTGCCCGCGGCGATCGTGTCCACGCCGTAGAGCACGCCGAAGGTGGTCGGGGGCTGCGGCACGCGGAACCCGCCGGTGAGCGCCGGCCCCGGGTTCAAGGTGTTGGTGCCCGCCGCGACGATCGGCGTGTACTGGGCGTTGCCCTGGCCGAGGTTCTGCGGCATTAGAGCCGGTCCAGCATGTTGTTGCGCTCGGCGAAGCCCACGTCGCCCTCGACCTTCATCTCATCGTAGAAGGCGTCCTGGTGGGCCTTGGTGTACTCATCGTCGGTCGCGCTCATCGCTAAGCGCTTGAAGCCCTTGCGCACCGCCTCGCCGTTCCAATCGCGGGACACATCGGACTCCCCGCCCATGGTCGTTTTGAAGCGGCGCTGGTCGCTCTCCTCCTGGTCCTCGATCTGGGTGCCCGGCGGCAGGCTCGCCAGCATCGCCGCGTTGGTCGAGGGGTCGGGGCGCACCTGGGCGTTCTCCCGCCCGGGCATGCCCTTCTTGGTGCGCGCGCTCGAGTCGGACTTCCAGCCCGAGTGCGCGTCGTCGTTGCCCTGCTGCGGGTAATCGACCTGAAACTTCTCCTGCAGGATGCCAGGCATCGAACTCTCCTCGAGCGCCGCCGGCGCGCTCGTCTTAGGCGTTCGTCTCGCCCGGCCGCCCGTAGTCCTCGCCGTCGGTCCACCCATCGCCCGGGTAGCCCATCGCGGTCACGGTCTTCATCGGCATCTTGCGGATGTCGGCGTTCTCCTGGTCCTCGATGTTCATGCCCGGCGGCAGGCTGTGCAGCATCACGTTGGCCCCGCCCTCCATGATGCCCTTCTTGGTGAGGTAGCCCGCATCCTTGATGCCGACCATCTCGTTGCCGGCCATGTGCGCGGAGTCGGGGAGCACGCCCACATCGGCGTAGCGCTGCCCGCCCTTCATGTCGTGGCGCTTGCCACCGCGCGCGTTCGCACTCTTGACGATCGCCTCCTTGGAGGGCGCGCGGCCGCCGTACACCTTCGTGCCGAGGCCTTCCTTGTCCTGGGCGTCGGGCGACTCGTACACGCCCTTGACCTTCATGCCTTTCATTGCCATCTGCGCTCTCCTTGGAGCTTGCCGAAAGTTTTCAAGGGCGGTGAGTGTCCCGCCCCCCACTCGTATCGCCTGGCCTTAAGCCGGGACCGCCGCGAGCGGCTGGATGTTGTAATCGACCGTGATGGCCTCCGAGGCGCCGGTGTCGGTGCCGCCCTGGATGTAGAACAGCGATCCTTGCGGGATCACGATGCCGCCCAGTGCCGCGGTGCCCGACGCAGTGCCGTTGATCTGGATCTGGCCTTGCTGGCCCACCTGGTTGGTGTACGTGCCCGAGGCCAGGTTCGCCCCGTTGATCGTGTAGGGCCCGTAGGTCGCGGTCGCACCCGAGAAGGTGCCGCCCGGGTTCAAGTTCTGGATGACGATCAAGGACACCTGGTCCGAGAGCGCCGCCACGGTGGCCGAGCCGTTCACACCGGTGAAGGTGTAGGAGCTCGTCGCGTTGCCGACCGCGATGACGTTGTACGAGAGCCCGTAGACGATGAGGTTGGCGTGCGCGCAGTACTTCGCGGACACCCCGTTCGCGCCGGCGGCGCGCAGGAGGAAGATGCCCTGGCGGGTGACGTACGCCGGGTTGTCGTACCCCGCGCTCTTCAGGGTGCTGTTCTGTTGCGTGACCATCGATTGCTCCTAATACAGGCCTCTCCTGCGTTGTTGGGGCTTGGAAGCGCCGGCGGGAGAAGGCCCGCCGGCCACCCGAGTTGGAGCGGCTGTTAGGCCGCGCTGTCCCACTTCATGATGCGCACGTTGGTGACCAGCGTGTGCACGATGCCGAAGCCGCCCAGGTAGTACCAGGCGATGCCCTTCGACCGGCCGTAGTCGGTCGGGATCTTGCCGCGCATCTCCTCGGGCACCACCACCGCCTCGGCGACGGTGTCGTTGCCGAAGAAGAACATCCAGTCGCTCTGCCCGTTCACCCACGGGGTGACCGTCACGCCGTCGGTGCCGGAGCCCTTGGCGACGTTGGTCTGCTCGATGTACCGGGTGTTCTCGTAGCGGCCGATCTCCGCGTTCATGATGAGATTGAAGCCGGTGTCCGAGTACTGGTGGATGGTCTCCAGCGCGTTCTTCAAGGTGCGCAGCGTGGTCGGCCAGGCGAGGGCGTAGTAGTCGTCCGCCACGTAGGCCGGGATGTTGCGCTCCTTCATCGCGTCGGTGATCGCCTTCGCATGCGCGTTGGAGTAGGCGATGTTGTTGGTGCCGGTCACCGTGCCGTTGGTGTAGACCACCACCGCGTTCGGGCTGTTGCCACCGACCGGGATCACGCGCAGGAGCGTCTGGTTGAACTGGGCCCAGGCGAGCCGATCGAAGAACTTCACCGCGTCGTTCTTCAGGACCTTCTTGATGATGTCCTCGACGGGGAACTTCGAGAGGTTGTCGAGCTTGGCGGAGTAGGGGATCGCGTTCGCGCCCTCGGTCACCGTCAAGGTGCCCTGGATCACGGTGAAGTTGGTCTCCGGCACCGTGTTGGTCTCGGTGAGCACCGCGCCCGCCGTCGCCACATCGGAGAACACATCCCACGTGAAGGTGTCGCCCTTTTTCTTGCCCTGCTGCGAGATGTCGTGCACGTCGGCGAATTGCCGGAATTTGACGAGCGGCTGCACCGCGGCGCGCATGACGTTGGAAAGCTGTCGGCTGTAGAAATAACCGCCGAGAGAGGAGATTGCCCAGACTTGCCCTGCCATTGTGTGACTCCCGTGAGAGTCACCCATGGTTAGGTGGTGGTGACTCCTGTTAGTGCGATATCGGCCTTTGCTGACCTCGGCCGCGCGCCAACTGGCTGATCGCGTCCCGCGAGGTCTGCACCTCATCCGGCTCCGTTTCCGTGCGGGCTCTCCCGCTCGCTCGCGGAACCTCGTCGGCGGCCGCCGCCTTTCGTGCCAAACGCGTGGGGGGTTCGTCGCGCTTGTGCGCGGGAGTGGTGCCGGGTTTCACGCCCAAGAACTTCTGCAGCTCTGTGAGCTCGCGTCGTAGCTCCTTGCCCGTGGCGTCCAAGCGTTGCCGGGGGGACCAGTCCGGGTGTTCATCGAACAACCGTTTATCGATCACCGCCGCCTTCTGCTTGAATCCCGGTGCGCTAAGCTCGCGCGCGTACCCGTCCTTACTCTCGAACCATGCCACCGCCTGGTCGAAGGCCGTCTTGCCTACGACTCGCGCATCGACTCGCTGATCCACCATTCGCTCGAGCTCTTCGGGAGTCACCCTCGTAGAGTCGGCCTGAATGTCTGCGAGCTCGTCGATCGCCTCTTCATCCCCCATGCTGGCGCGGAGCTGCAAGTCCTTGAACTTCGCCTTGCGGGCGTCTCTCTCGGTCTTGCGCCGCACCTCGTCCGCCAGGCGTTGCGCTTCGCGCTGCTCTGGGGTCGGGCCCTGGGTCGCTGGCGTTGTAGCACCCTTTTTGCTCGGCTGTCCAGAGTCGCCCTGCCCCGCGGAGGCACGAAGCTGCGCGAGTGTGAGCCACTTCTCCTCGCCGGCGACCTCGACGCGGTACTCCACATCGCCCGCCTCGTTGCGCCGTGCATCGTCGGCGCCGGCGGCGCGCGCCTCATCGAGTGCGTCCTCGTCGCGCTCGTTGTTGCGCAGGAGCTCGGCCGCGGCGGCCGCCTCGCGCTCATCCTCGGTCATCGCCGCGAGCTCCGCCTCCCGGTCCTGCTCCTCCTGCTCGGCCAGGCGCTGCGCCCGGGACTTCTTCGTCACCTGGTCGGGGCGGTCGTTCTGGTCCCACACCTCATCGGTCAGGTCCTCGAGGTCGTCCTCCTCGTTCTTGATCTCGTCCGCCGAATCGGCGATCGCGTTGCGCTGCTCGAGCAGTTGGTCGTTGCGCTTCTTGTTGGCCTCGCGGGCCAGGGCCTCGCGCTGCTCTTTGTTGGCGGCCTCTTCGGCGGCGATCTCTTCAGGCGTCTTCGGCATTTTGCTCTCCGTCAATGATCGAGGCGGCGGTCTCGTAGGCCTGGATGGCTTCGCCGATCCACCCGGCGAAGCCCTCCCAGTGTTTAATCTCCGCCTGCAGGCGGGCCACTTCCATCGTCTTCAAGGGGTCGATCGTCTTCAAAGACCG